AGAGAGCGAGTGAAACGAGCGAACGAACGACCAAGACACAGTGTTGAAAAAAGTTCTTGTCTACTTGGCTGTAGACAGACTTTAAAAAGTCATACTTATAGATCTCATAAGCATCTCCTGTTGACCCTCTGTTGAGCGTGACCCGCTCCAGATGAGCCGTCCGGGAGACGGCCCCGGCTGCCAGACCAGAACCCGGCCGGGGCCTAAGACCTCAGGGAGGGGACATGCCCAGGGCCAAGAGCATCTGCCTGAACACGGGCTGCCTCACCCCGACCGTGAGAGACGGTCGCTGCGGCGAACACCAGCTCCGGAAGAGCTGGGATAGAACATCTGCTCGAAATGCTTCGAGGCCCTCTGACTGGTCTCGGCGTAGGGCGCGGACCCTCGCGCGGGACCGCTTCACCTGCCAGCAGTGCGGAGCGAGGGAGCACCTTGAGGTGGATCACATCGTCCCGGTAGCCCGCGGTGGTTCGTGGGAGCTGGACAACCTTTGGGTTCTATGTCGGACCTGCCACAAACGGAAGACATACACCGAACGTGGCAATAGCTAAGCAAATAACCCACCCGGTCCCTTGAGGGCCGGGTTTTTTCATTCCTTAGAACCCAGGAGGCCCTATGGCTGCTCGTGTAGCGATCCCGGTAACCACGTCCGACCGAGCGGGAGTCAGCGTTCCGGCTGCGGTCCCCGGTGACGCAGTGAACTTCAACTCTGTGGTCAACAGCGGTTCCACGATCCTGCTCGTCAAGAACACGGGTGCCACGTCCCACACGTTCTCGGTCCATCTGGATCGCACGGTGGACGGCTTCGCGCCGGCACCTCGCACCAAGTCCCTCGCGGCTGGTGCCTCACAGGTCTTCGGCCCGTACGCAGTGGCCGACTACGGCCCGATTCTCCACGTCGACGTGGACCACGCCGAGCTGACGGTTCAGGCGTTCCGCATCTAATTCATTCCTTCCGGAGGTTCCCCCATGCCTGCCCAGTGCAACGGCCACTGCTTTGACTGTCCCTACGAATTCTGTGTGCCTGAGACGTCCCCGCGGCGTCCGACCAAGTCAGCGCAGCGGAACGAGTGGCGTCAGGACGCACTGTTCGAGCTGGAAGAGCTGGGGGACCTCTACGGGATCGACCCCGAGGCGGTGAGGCTCCCATGACCCGAGGGCCCAAGCCCAAGGAGAACGCCCAGAGGCGCAACAAGCACGAGCACGCTCAGACGCTCAGCAGCTCGACCACCGAGGGCCGTGCCCTCCCGCCTGGCCTTGGCATCAAGACTGCCGGCGCCCGCCGCTTCTGGCGGACCTGGGCGACTTCGCCGCAGTCCGGTACGTGGGCTGAGACCGACTGGGCTGAGCTTGAGATCACGGTGAAGCTCGTTGACGCCTTCTACGCGGGCGACACCAAGTTGGCCGGTGAGATCCGACAGCGCGTCTCCAAATGGGGCGCCACGACGGAAGACCGCGCGAGATTGCGCATGTCCATCGAGGACGACCAGGACCAGGACCAGGCCGAAGAGACGGCCGGCACTGAGACCACCCCCACAGACCTAGACGAGGAGCTGTTCCGACTCCTGAATGACTGAATAGAGGTGAGCGCCCTTGCAGACTGGCAATCTGCCCGAGGGAGTTCCCTCCCCCAAGGAAACGCTCGGATACGAAATCATCCGCTGGGCTCAGAAATACATTGTCCAGCCGGATGGCGAACGAGCCGGTGAGCCTTGGCAGTTCACTAAGGAACAGCTCCGCTTCGTTTTGTGGTTCTATGCCATCAACCCCGATGGCACATGGAAGTTCTCCGCTGGAACCCTACGACGGGCCAAGGGATGGGGTAAGACGCCTCTGTTGGCGTCCCTGGCCATTGTCGAGTTCATCGGCCCTTGCAGGTTCAGCCACTTCAATGCTTTCGGCCTCCCGGTAGCCAAGAGGGTCCCTCTGCCTACGGTCCAGATCGGCGCCACGGCGTACGACCAGACCGAGCAGACGCTAGAGATGATTCGAGGAATGCTCTCGGAGTCTCCAGCCGAGAAGGAGTTCAACCTCGACATCGGCAAGGCCGTTGTCCAGTTCAAGTCTGGTAAGCCCGGCTCCATCAAGCCGAAGGCGACTGCCGGCCGAACCAACGAGGGTAACCGCCCGACCTTTGCCCTGATGGATGAGGTCCATCACTGGGTGGGCTCGAATGGCGGCCCAGACTTCTACCAGACCATCAAGCGAAACATCGAGAAGACGACCTCTGCCGGTTCGCGTTGGGTCACAACGACCAACGCCTACAACCCAAATGAGGACTCGGTTGCTCAGCAGATCCACGAGTCAGAGATGGTCCGTGCAGGCTACTGGCTCTATGACTGCATCGAGGGCCTGATTGAGCAAGACGAGCTGCGGGACGCAGAGAAGGTCAGCCAGGCTCTCATACAGGCATACGGCGACGCGACTTGGGCTGACATTCCCGGCCTGACTCGAACGATCCTCCACGACCGTACGACGCCTGATTCGACTTACCTGCGCTTCTTCTTCAACACCATTGCCGAGTCTTCTGACGGCTGGATGTCCAAGTCTGAGTGGGACGCGTGCCTCAACGAGGGCGATCCCATCAAGCCCGGCGATCAGATAGCCATTGGCTTTGACGGCTCGATCCGCGGTGACGCGACGGGCCTTGTCGGGTGCCGGCTCAGGGACGGAAAGCTCTTCGTCATAGGCGTATGGGAGAACCCACGGGACCCCAACCAACCTGAGTGGGAAGTCGACGTTCTCTCTGTTGAGGCCGCTGTTAAGCGGGCCTTCGAGACCTACCGGGTTGAGTGGATGTACGCCGACCCGCCTTACTGGCAAGAGAACATCGGTCGTTGGGCTCTCGAATGGGGCGACGACTTCGTATTCGAGTTCTGGACCAACAAGCCGACGCGCATGGTTCAGGCAGTCGAGCGATTCCGGACCGCTGCGATGGTGCGTGACGTTCTGCACGACGGAAACGACGACCTTACCCGCCACGTGCTGAATGCCGTGGTCCGGGAAGTGCCTCAGGGCTTTCTCATTACCAAGGACTCTCCGAGGTCCAAAAAGAAGATCGACCTTGCTGTGTGTGCTGTTCTCGCATTCGAGGCGAGGGCTGACGCCATCGCGGATGGGCGGCTTAAACGACGTAGAGCTAGGGTGGTTGGATTTTGATTGCATCCCCAACAGAGATACCAACGGGCATTGCCCCATCCACTCCAAGTCAGTGGATCGACTGGCTTTACTCGAAGCTAGGTGCACGAAGAGCCAAATACCGTCAGTACGGCGAGTACTACGACGGCAAACACCAGCGCCTCATGTTCTCGCAGGGCCGGCACTTCGACCAGTTCAACCAGACCTTCGAGACGTGGCGAGACAACTTCTGCGGTCTCATCGTCGACTCGGTCAATGAGCGGCTGTCCGTGGACGGCTTCCGGATGACGGACGAGCCTGACGCCGACAAGGACGCGCGCGAGATCTGGCAACGCAACTGCATGGATGCCGAGCACAACGCGGCCCAGCTCGACGCGATGATCCAGGGAGTCTCTTACGCCGTGGTGTGGGCCGACTCTGACGGCTCTCCCACCATCACGATGGAGTCTGCCGAGCACGTCATCGTGCAGTACGCACCCGGCTCCCGCCGAGACATCGACGCCGCGGCGAAGTTCTACTTCGACGACTGGGGCCGGGAATGGGTCACCCTCTGGCTCCCCGACTCGGTTTGGACGTTCGCCAAGGGCACGTTCACCTGGGACCAGGGCCAGCAGGCCCCCAACCCTCTGGGCATCGTCCCCGTGGTGCCGATCAGCAACCGTGCTCGCCTGCTGCGCGATCCGGTCTCAGACCTTCACGTAGTCATCCCCATCCAGGACGCCATCAACAAGACCACCGCTGACGCCCTCGTTGCGTCGGAGTACGCGGCTTGGCCCCAGAGGTACGTCACCGGCCTGGAAATCGTTGAGGACGACCACGGCAACCCGATCGAGCCGTTCAAGGTCGCGGTTGACAAGTTGCTCCAGGCGGAAGACCCCGGCGCCAAGTTCGGCCAATTCGAAGCCGCGGATCTCGGCAACTACGT